CGTATGCGTAACGGTTGTTGTTGTTGTCGCAGGCGGATGCGTAACGGTTGTTGTTGTTGTCGCAGGCGGATGCGTAACGGTTGTTGTTGTCGCAGGCGGATGCGTAACGGTTGTTGTTGTTGTCGCAGGCGGATGCGTAACGGTTGTTGTTGTTGTCGCAGGCGGAGGCACGGCCGTAGATGTAATATGTGGATGCGTCCGCATATGGTGGTGTATCGTTTTCGACACAGGAGGACTCGTTGTCGCAGGCGGATGCGTAACGGTTGTTGTCGCAGGCGGATGCGTAACGGTCGTTGTCACAGGCGGACGCGTAACGGTCGTTGTCGCAGGCGGACGCGTAACGGTCGTTGTCGCAGGCGGAGCAGCACTCGTTGTCACGGGCGGAGCACTTGTAAGCACAACAGTATCCATATTTTTCTTCCTACAATATATATTCGCATCCGCATTATCTTTTGTCCACAGCCATTCAGCATTCAAACTTATAAAATCACGCGGACTTTCAAATATCTGAAAACTATTATTCTGATAATTCGCACCATATGATGTAGAAATATCCCACCCACTATCATCATAATCATATGTAAACCAATTCGCCGGAGGACTCTTCTCTGTCGTCTTCGAAAAATCCTTACACTTCCACTCCTTATATTCCGTATAATCATTACCATCATTCATATCCATAATAAACCCATTCGGAAATACAGTATACTGACCGCCAATACCATTAAATGCTACTACTTTAGGCTCATTTTCATATATTACAGGATAATACTTCTTTGTATTATTCCATTCAGATCTTCCAAACGGCCAATTAACTGGATCATAATTTTCCTTATTACCTTCACCTACATATACCCCATCTACATATAAAGTAAATATACACTCACACGCAACATTTATTGGATATTTGATATTCGCGCTTCCACCATCAGCACCAACCGAGGATACCGACATAGCAAATAATCCCATAAATAATACTAAATTACAAATCCCCCCCACATTGGACCTAACACTCTGAATCATCATTTGTATATACTTATACCATATTTTTAATTATATTTATATCAATTTTATATAACCATTAACAAAACAAAATAAAATAGTTATATACAAGACGCTCCCATTTAAATACGGATTAATTTCAATATTTAAATATACGTATTATAGTAATAATGTGCGATACATTCATATTACTCAAATATATAAAAGACAATAATATTAAAAAAATAACGGTTAATGCTGATGTAGATGAAATTAACAACGGAGATAATAACACCACTCCAGATAAAGACAACTACTATTCAATGCTTTGTTTTAAAGATTTGAGAATATTCGCCCCACACATAATTACCGAAATCTATATATCTAAAAAAATCGAAAATCATCAATATATAGACGCTCTAAAATACACAACCAATGTGTTCTGTAAAAATAAAGAGACATATAAATATTATTCGCAAATGAAAACAGCAGAATCGGTGTCGTCGCAACATATCGGCCATCATTTCCCTAATCTATTTTATATAAAATTTCATAAGCGTAGTATAACAGGAGATGAAACTGACGCCCCTGTTTTTATTCAAGATAAGTATGATAAGGGTATAACGTTTGGAACATTTGATCTATTCCATTATGGTCACAACAATATACTTACCCGATGTAAACATTTTTGTAACTATCTTTATATAGGACTCTCGAGCGACGAGTTAAACAAGAGAAAAGGGAAAAATAGTATAGACGACTATGAAAAGCGCAAAGAGGTTATCGGGACAGCAAATTACGGGGATGAAATATTCAAAGAAGAAAGCCTCGAACTTAAAAATGATTATGTGCTACAAACTGGTGCCGAAATATTAATGATGGGAGATGACTGGTTGGGGGAGTTTGATTGGGTATCGTGTGATGTGCTATATATGGAGCGGACGCCGAATATTTCCACGACATTGCTTAAAACGATTAGGAATATGACCTCCAACGAATTATGAATTATATTCATTATTTAATAAAAATAAAATTGATTTACAAATATGACACAATATAGTATATAACAATATTGTCTCATTATCCGTGATATCATCAACGTAGCTATACCATCATCTAACAAATGTCTACTGAGGTTACCGTGACCGATGCCGCCACCGATGTCGATGCCATAGATAACCCTATTCCCGAAAAATACCGCCATCGCACGCTGATCAATCAGAGATACATATTCGAAAAGAAGATCGGATCAGGGAGTTTCGGATGTGTGTATCGAGGCAAAAACGTTATCTCAGGCGACCAAGTGGCCATCAAATTCGAGGCTACAACCACAAAAATCCCGACACTTTTATGGGAATCAAAAATACTCAATCATCTGGCAGGAACACAAGGAGTCGTAAAGTTTCGATATTATGGCACAGAGTCAAATAAGAATATAATTGTTATGGACCTATTTTCGCACACACTATATGAAGAAATCGAAAAAATTAAGTCAGGTGGCGCAACTATGAATATAAAGGAATCAGCGTCAGCCGCCGAAACTTCTACGGCGTCATCACCCGACGAAGAAGCGATAGAAGTATCGAGACCACTGACCCACGCTTCCTCAAGCAATGATGGTAGCAGAGGAGGCGTGGGTGTGTCACAAACGATACACACACAGGGTATACCCTCGGCCGATTCGATACCTTTATTGCCGAGCGTCGCACCGCACGTAAAAGGGGTAGTTAAGTATCTCATTTCGATGATAGAAATTATTGGCCGCATCCATGACGCGGGTATCGTTCATCGCGATATTAAACCGGAGAATTTTATGCTAAGCAGTGGCGGCAGTGTCGGTGACGATAAACGTTTACATATTATTGATTTCGGGCTTTCGCGGTTTTATATGAAAGGAGACAAACACTTAGCCAATACGTGTGATAAGTCAATAGTAGGGACGATGCGATATATTAGCACTCATATACACGACGGGGATGTTTATTCTAGACGCGATGATATTATATCAATAATCTATGTTGCGATATATCTCGTGAAGGGGAAACTGCCGTGGATGGGATTGGCGCCCAATAAAGGAGATGCGCGAACAAAAGAAGAGTTGGTCTATATCAAAAAGGTAACAACTACATCGACCGAATTATGCGAAGGTATTCCGTATTTATTTCAAAAAATCCTGGATTATTCGTATAGCTTGGGATTTGAAGACAAACCGGATTACTCATATATGATGAGACAATGTAAGAATTATTTGAAACTATATATATAAATATTTCCGAAAATATACTTAAAGCCATTTTATATATTTAAGTATCAAGTATTCATACAATGAGTTCTGCGAGTTCTTCTGTTACATCAGCCCCTGTTCGTCTTACTGGGCGCGTGAAGTGGTTCAATAACAAGACAGGTTTTGGGTTTATTTCTGTTGTCGGCGGCAACGACCAGTTCAAGGATGCTAGTGAGATCTTTGTTCACCACTCAGCGGTTACGGTAAGTCAGGAGCAATACAGGTATTTGGTAGAGGGTGAGTATGTGGAGTTTTCGGTTGTGGATACAGAGACTGGAACTCATAAGTTTCAGGCAGGTGATGTGCGCGGAGTGAAGGGAGGCAAGTTGTTTTGCGAGACGCGTCGTGAGCATCGTGCGGCACAAGATGGGGGTGCGCCATCAGCCGGCGCTAGTGTAAGTAGGCAACCGAGACAGCAGCATCACCAGCAGCAATCACAAGATCAGCACCAGCGTGGCGGTGGAGCTCCTCGTGGTGGGCGTGTATTGCGCGGTCGTGGTGGCGCTGGCGCTGGCGCTGGTTCTCGTGGTGGTTATGACCGCGATGGTAGCAGTGGCGGCGGCGAGTGGATGTTGGTTCGTCGTGGTCATTCAGGCGAGCGACCCCCTTATCGCCCTCGTCAAGAGCGTTCTGAGCGCCCCGAACGTCATACCGAGAAGCACGAGCATCAACAAGAGGCACACGCTTCAAGTCCTGCACCTGTCGCAAAGCCTGAAACCACTTCTTCACCGGCCCCCACCCCTACCGCTACCGATGATGTTCCGTCTACGCCTCGCGCTACGGCACCAAAGAAGCCTCGTCAGACAAAGCCTACCTTCTAGGTAATTATAAAAAAAATTAATTTGTTATCAACAACTATTGTTAACAAATTAATTGACAAAATCTATTTACTTCTATTTTTTCTAGTCAAGAATATGCGCCGCATTTTTTGCTTCTTTGACAGATATTTGCTTCTTGTCTGTAGCGAATAATTCTTCCCAGGATACTTTAAAAACTTGGCACGTCTTTTACACGTGAATCCACTATGCTTAAGACCTTTACGCCGAAATATAGAATCATTACATATTCCAATAGCCTTGCTCTCTGCTTCTGTAGGCGTCTCAGTATCTATTTCATCATCTGTATTTTTAACCTTTTTAATACATTTACATAATTTATCCGCGAGTATTTCCTCCGCTTTATGTTTAATAGTTTTAGAACTATCTGTAGAAGCAATCGGTATATTATAATAGTTTAATATTTTTATATAATCATCTTTTTTTAGAATACCCATTAACTACTAACTTTCGGATTCTGGATTATAGTAAAGTTATATTACAAATAGATAAAATTATAAAATAATTCATTAATTCGTTAATTCCGTAATTCATTAATAAAATAATAACCACTAATTATAACAAAAATATATAATCATATTTTATATTCGTTTAAATGCCTAAACCCACAAAAATAACGTTAAAGCCTAAAAATAAAAAAGTAATAGTTTTTGATTTAGATGAAACGCTGGGCAGTTTTGGAGAATTGGGTTCATTATGTAACGCATTAGACGAATACTATGGCGATAGACAAATATCATACAATATGTTCAATGATTTACTGGATCTATATCCCGAATTTATACGCCCGCAAATCATTAATATTTTAAAATATATTTTACAAAAAAAGAAAGAAGACAAGTGTAAATATATAATGATATATACAAATAATCAAGACCGTATATGGGTAGAACATATTAAAGCATATTTTGAGAAAAAACTAAAATCCAAAATATTTGAACAAGTTATATGCGCTTTTAAAGTCGATGGGCGGGTTCTTGAACTCAATCGCACAACACAAGAAAAAACGGTCGATGACTTTTTTCGATGTACTAAACTCCCGCGTGATATTGAAATCTGTTTCGTAGATGATTTGTTTCACCCCAAAATGGAAGAAGATAATGTTTACTATATTCACGTAAAAGCATACAAGCATTATATACCCACATCGACACTCGTAGACAGATATATGAATTCCCATTTGGTAAAAGATGTGAAAAATAAAGAGGAACTAAGGAGCTTTCTTATGTCGAAACTAAAATACAATATTGCCGAAAAAAGTAAAGAAGAACAAGATGTTGATATTATTGTAAGCAAAAAATTATTAGAACATATAAGAGAATTTTTCACCAAAGATGAAAAAAATAGTAATGATAATGAAACATCCTCATCCTCCCAATCGCCTCACCATAACCATCCACACTTTGATGTAAGCGGGAAACGCAAATCATTTAAAAGACCAAAAGTAATATCGCAGCGTAATAGGACACTCAAGAGAAAATTATATTATTTTTAGGTATTAGTGACTGTTTCATATTAATATATAGTTTGTGTAATATATATTAATGTATGTAATGTATGTAATCTAGTTATATCATCCACTTAATTTAACGACGGCTCTTATGATGTGGTTTCTTACACCTCTTAGTGTGCCTTTTTCTTCTATACTGCTTTTTATTTTTATTGTTTCTTCGGGTAGTTTTGTATGCCTTTCTTCTTCTGGATGATCTGCCACCATCTTGCGATAAAGCATTCGCACAATCTACGTTAAAACTAGCAAATCTTTCACTTTCATCATATTTAATTCTATAATGAATTAAGAAAAGACGGATGTAACTTCTAAGTTTACATATAAATACCCCATCTTTGTCATTAGATTTCGGCTTAGGACCATATCCTAGCATCCATGCTTTTTTAAAGCCGGAATGAAGGACAAACACGCTTTCCTGTAGGTTGACAGCATCCTCTTTATCTTCTAAAATTTCATCTACATATTTTTTGAATAAAGGCTCATCCTCTTTTTTAAGTAATACTAAATTAGTAAAAACTTCTGGAATATCTGGCGTATCTGGAATATCTGGCGTATTATGTTGAAAATAACAGCACGTCTTTATAGCATTTCTTATAATGGCAAGAAGGGTATGAATATTCTCATTAATGCTTACCTTAAATTTGGGATATACAAGCACCCCGAAAAGGTTTACCTTAAAACTGAACATTCGATTATATAATTCTATAGTATCTAATATTCTTACCATATTTCTACCGCAATCTAAACCTTCCTTTGCCCCGTCCCTATAAATTTTTATTGCTAAAACCCATAAATATCTCATACTGCTAAAATCAACAGAAATAGAAAATTTTTGAATCTCCTCCGTTTTAAGTCTATTCCATTCTGTAATATACTTTTCATTATTAGATGGGTCCATCTATCGTTTTATTGAAATTCTACCTATATATAATACACAATAAAAATATAAAAATATAAAAATATAATAATAATTTTCCTATATATCGTTTAATTCGCACTTGCGTCATCACCAGAAACGACCGTTACAACACGTTTCAAATGTTTCTTCGTCTTTTTGTGAGCATTCATATTCGAAAGCTGAACATCACACCCACACTCGCAAATAACACGCGTCTTTGCTTTCTCTAAAATCTCAGCCCTACGTTTGAGATAATAATCCTTGTTGTATCCCTTAATTTTCTCATCATTTTCTCTATTATAATTCTTCTGGTATTCCAATTTCTTGTCGCGATGCCTGTGATAATAATCATTGGGCACCGCATCGTTGTTTTCACGCGTTTCAACGAGTGTAGGATTGATATTGATGTTGATGTTGTTATTATTGTTATTGTTATCCATATTGTTATCCATATTGTTGATGACATTGTTGATGATGTTGTTGATGATATTATTGTCCTTATTGATTCTATTTTTGCGTTTCGTCAATATCGCACTCGGTAATTCCCCCAATTCAGTTCCGAAAATATTATTCACACGTTTCGGAACGATAGGGGATGAAGAGGGCGACACAGATGAAGACAAAGTTGCGGACATTGTATGATGTGGATAGTATCAGTGCGTGTTGTGTTATTTACACGTGTTTTATTTCTACATATACTATTAAGCGCAATATATGTTTCAATTTCCTGACCCCATAAAAACAAAAAATATTAATATATAATATATACCTATCACATACCCATATAAACATCAAAGATGCGTATAATTACACTAAACACACTTGATGACAGCAAATATAAACCACTGGGTTTAGTAAGAGGAACAATTGTCCATTCCGTATCCTTTTTTAGGGATATTTTAGGAAACTTAACAGGTCTTCTTGGAGGAAAGAACTCAGCGATAAATAAAAAAATCGATGATGTTTACGCAGAAGCAGTTACCGAATTGGAAGCATATACAAAGAAAACATACCCATCAGCTACATCGATCGCTGGTGTAGAAATCTCCTTAACCGAAATGCGCGAATTCATTATATGTGTCGCTACAGGGACGGCTTTGGTCGAAACAGCTACCAGACCGAATCCTGTGCAGAATCAAGTATTAAAATCGGCCCCAATGCCCCAAATGAGAGTGGGAACCGGTGGTAAAAAAGGGAGAACGAAACGAGCATCACGTAAGTCCCGTAAATCGCGTAAACATAGAAAATAATACAAAACAATACAATACCGTATATCGTAATAAAAATAATGGATCGTAATATTGGATCCTGTTTGAAATATCCATAAAATTGAAATGCTAATAAAGAGATACTATAAACGACATCTCAAACAAGAATGTGGACAAAACAAGGATGGAGATACTGGGAAAAGCGCTACAAACAGGACCTGAAAGAGGAAAAAGAGGAAAAAGAGGAAAAAGAGAAAAAAGGAAAAAGCGTGGGCATTGGAATCCAATGATTTGAATGATAACAATACCTAAACCCATTATTTTTATTTATAAATAATATTAAAATAATGGCTGATCACAACCACAATCACCACCCCTCTTAACACGAAGTTTAGAATAAGATTTACGATGTGTGCATCTGCTATGTGTTCTTCTATGTTTGCGAGTTCGCCTCAATCTTTTAACACGGTTTCTCCTGCTTCTCCTGCCTCGTCCGCGTCCGCCACCGCCACCACCTTCCTGTCCAATAATTATCTCGTTCTTGTTACCTATAAACCGGTCAGTCCTGCTTCCTTTCATTTGCTTATCATAATTTTTAATTGCGGACAATACGTTGCCTTTACCCTTGCCTTTTTTCGACTTCTCCATAATCCAACGCTTGAATTCTTCATAACTCCTATCCTTATTATAAACCTCCGGGCTATGTAATTTTGACGGATTAAAATATAAAACAGTAGGGAATCCGTTTACATTTGGCTTTATTCCGTGTTGATGGAATTTTTCAATATTACCTCTCTCAACAGCCCCTAAAACAATATCATTTTTCATACTATCCTTTAATTCGGTAACTACGCGATTCCAGGCAGGCATCATATTAACACAATGTCCGCATCCATCCATATGAAACAATACAACGCCGTGTTTAGTTTTCAACATGGCGATTTCATTATCAGTCAAACTCAATACTCCTCCAGTCATTTGTTATGAAATATATGTCCGTATATATGTCCGTATGTATATATATTATATTTAGACAAAAATTTTAATATAGATGAGCATTTTTATTAAAAAAACATTTATTAAATATTCATATTTTATATATATATAATATATTATACAACAATCAAATGACTTATAAAATTATACTAACAACTGCCTTATTTATTATTGTTACATATTTCGTATTAAATTATACAAGCGCAGGCTTCAAGGAAGCATTAACAATGAGCAATGATGGTAAAGACACAAATTGCCCGAATATTTTAATACAAAAAGGCTCGCAGTTATATTTATATAACTCTAAAAAACATACCGTGCCGGGCGTAAATCCGGTAACATTTAACAATTTAGAAGAATACTCGGAATTTCTTGAATGGCAAAAAGCGTCGGGATTAATATGCCCTGTCCTATTTTTACAACACACAGAAGATACCCAAGGAGATTCAACATATAAAATTCGCCCCGGACCGACCGATTTACAAGGAGGATTGCCTCCTATATCTTCCATAAAAATGCCTCCCCCTAGAAGGCATATAACAAAAATATTAGATGCTTCTCGTGACGACAAGCCATATAATATAAACTCCTATCCTGGTTATGACGATTCAAATATGGACCAGGGTGAATTTACACCCGATATGATGCTCGACTATATAACGCAATCCACAGGTCTAAGTCCAAATCCTATGGATCCAAATTGGGGAGGTTCAGATTTCACGCAGGAGCTAATCGACGCTGGTTACTATAATGACAATAATGTAGCTATAGCTGTTAATAATTAAATGTATTCGCCTATCCGCGCTAGCGCTACTGCCGCAATAGAAACTTCTTAATATTATCTACACACGTTTTGCTTATTTTACGCATCGCACCAGACTCTGTCTTCGTCATAAATGTATTCAACGCATCTGGCTCCTTTTCAAGTTGATATAAGAGATTTTGTATTGTCTTATATTCATTCATAATCTGTGTCGCTATTTTAGAGCTTATTCCTGGCACACAAGCCAGCATTATTATGTTTATATTGTCCGGAGTAATATATTCATTTTTCTCTTTATGGCTCTTAAAAACGCCACAATATTTTTCACTTTCCTCCTTATCTGTAGGCGGCGTTATGGGCGCAGTAGTTGGCATAATCACATTTTCGACACCACTCGCCACGCTCCCCCCGCCATAATAAGCACATCGCGTTTTATCAGCAACTGTCGTCTTATCATATTTATCGGCAAAAAACACAACAACATCCGCCGTTTCACAAATCGAGTTCGTCCTAAATACCGAAAATCCCTTGTAATATAGCAACGAAAACATACTACTAATCAGGATCTTTTTTGATATGCGTCCTCTTTTCTCATTGTATCTCTCAATATCGCCTTCAATAATATACACAATATTATGATTATGTATTGCTTCTTTATCGAGTCGAAATGACTGCTCATTATATCTCCCATCTTTTATACTCGCCGCGAGATCATACAGCGTCTTCCTCTCAATAATAAGAACTTGTTTCCCCGTTTTATCCTCGAATACGATATCGCCGATATGAAGTTGCTCCTTTATTATTTTATGGGATTTATCATTTTCTCCCGCTTTTGACGTGTCACTCGTATTTGAAGCGGGGGTAAAGCATTCCGCCACTACATCTACTTCCTGATAAAGATGATGAGGGATCAAACATCGACTTGCACCCTTACATTTACCTTTAGTGGCCGCTGCAGCCGCCGCTGCAGCCGCTGCTTCCGCCACCGACTCTTTCTCTAAAATATCGATAGTATCTACGCGTCGCTCAATAAGAGGAAATAATTCTGTTTCACGATTGTCGACTATGATAAGCATTCGTGTGTATTGGGTGTATTGGGTGTATGGGCGTGTGTCGAATAAAAATAGAGAACGTAAGTTTTCTATAGTATAATAGGATAATACTTTGTGTGTTATCATATTATATTGTGGAGTTTCTAAATGGTTTATATATTTATAATTTAGGCCCGGTATGACGAGGAGCATCATAGTATTGTCTAAATTTAAATAAAAAGTCCTTATTAAGGGCCGGAACAGCGATCCGACTTCTCTGCGCAAACGGTATCATAAATCCTGTTCCGGATGGCTGCGCTCCACCTTTCTTAGTTCCACCACCATTGTGTGTATTGGCATAGAGACCATCGGCAGAACCGGGTCCGCTAAATAACACGCGACGCGCCGTTGCCGAGCGTCCATTACGACTTCTTTGTCCGTTTCTTTGAGGCATCTAAATATGTATGTATATGTATACGTATATAATGTTGTAATATTAAAATTCAAGATTATACAAAATTATATAAAATTACACAAAGTTATAAAATATTATGTTATCTGTATTAAATGGAAGTCTGCTTACCACCACCCTTAAGGATGTTGATACCAGGAGACCACTGTGACCTACTGATACCACCAGTTGCCTTGTTGCTAAATATGAGACCGTGTTTCTTCATATATGCAAAACCATCTTTACAACCAGTAGGGAGACACTTCCACTGACAATAGTTAGTATCCCTGCGATACACGTTCAAAAGATTCGGATTCAATCCTACAGTGGGGGCAAGACCCGCCATACTGCCAAAGATACATCCATTATTCGTAAGAGAATCAACTCTTAAGACTCTGCCGACATTTCCCATTCCGACCATTTTATGCTTATTATATATATGCTAAATATTTTATTTGTATCATAAATATTATATTTGTGTTCTAAATATTTTATTGTATAAACAGTTATTTTATTCTATAAAACAATTATTAATTATAAATATATGTGAATAAATAGGAATATATGGCAATAATATTTTTAAATAGACTAAATTGAAATAGTTTAAAGATATTTATTGAATACTATTATACGATACCGCTAACAAAGACAATAATATGACATCCAGCGAAACATCTTCTCCTAAATTGTCCAACCCTGAATCGAAAAACATATTAAACGATTCGGATATTATTCCGTGTGAAGATGGCTATATCTTCAATCCATACAACCCGGAAAATAGAGAGATTACATTGAATGAAGTTCAATCTATTCTTTCATCTTACGGAATTCCTGCCCCTCTTCACAACTACGACCTTTATCGTCGTGCCTTCATACACGCATCATATACGAAACGCCCCCAATTAGAAAACGCCCGCGAGAATATAAAAATTATGCCTCAACCTTCGAATTGTATTGCTCTGAAGACGAAATCAAATGAACGCCTAGAATTTCTCGGTGACGGTGTCCTGGAGTGTGTTACAAAATACTATCTTTATCGCAGATTCCCTAAAGAGAATGAAGGTTTTATGACCGAAAAGAAAATCGCCATTGTCAAAAATGAATCTATTGGCAAATTTGCGATCGAAATGGGACTACATAAATGGTTTATTATTTCGAAACACGCAGAGGAGAAACGCACAAGGACGAATCTTAAAAAATTAGGCTGTCTCTTCGAGGCATTTATTGGAGCTTTGTTCCTAGATTTTAATAAAATAAGTATTCACGATGACGATAAATGGTTTGATAATGTGTTTGTGACGGGTCCGGGATTCCAAATGGCGCAGAAATTTATCGAATCAGTATTTGAGCGACACGTAGACTGGATTGCTCTTATCAAAAATGACGACAATTATAAGAATATTCTTCAAGTGAAGATTCAGAAAGAGTTCAAAACGACGCCTGACTATTTAGAAATTCATCACGATCCTGAAAGTGGGTATACTATGGGTGTTTATTTATGTTTAGGCAAAGAGATATACCATATGGATTGTAAGAATGCGATTAAGTATAGCGATTTAAATACATTTGCGAATATTCGTAAACATTATGAAGAGAAGGGGCATATCCTAGTTCATTTTGCCTCGGGAACACACAAAATCAAAAAAAAAGCGGAGCAGATGGCTTGTGAATTTGCGCTACAGTGTATGTGAGCAATCGCGGCGAATAAGGACGGCGAATAATGACGGCGAATAAACAATGGCGAAATAATAACTTAAATATCTTTTATTAATGATAATACTTATTATATTTTTATTCGTATATTATAAATTATAATGGAACAAGATACTGAACTCGAAGCAAGGATAAAAAATTTAGAGTCACGATTATTAGAATCGAATCAAAAAATTTCAAATCCTGCCGAAGCATCTAAAGCCGATATAGATGAAAATAGGGAAATTAAAGAAGCACTTCAACGACAAAAATCAAAACGATTATCTATAATGCCTGCACCGTCTACCGTTAGTGTAGGAGCACTAGGTTCTTTATTATCGTCCGTTAAAGGCGTATTCGGTTCTAAAGAAGATTCAGCACAATCTGCAGCGGTAGCGGCAACAACTGTGACATCTGACCCCAAAACTCTTTTACCGCGATCAGTTCACGAACAGTCTATAAAAGATAGAGCAGTTTTACTTCAACAACAACACCAGGGCGAAGAAACAACTGAGGAAGGCGACGTTCCGTATGATCCAAAGTTACAAGTTCTACAAGCCCCTGAATTAGGTCCTCGCATTCTTCCAAGTGGACAACCGGGTGTAAATTATGCTGCGCAAAGAATGATTCACGCTCTCCAGACCAATTTAGCACCTCCATCTGTATTACAAAGACTCGAAGATAAAGCGAAACCCGGGATCGGTGATGCGACAAACGCCCGCCCAGTTCCAGAAAAACGCCAGAAAGTTGTTATTCATATGGTTGCTATGCCTCCTGCAAGCGGGGAAGGTGCCATCCAGCCACCAAATATAATGATTGTAAATAAAGCAAAAGAAGAATTGGTTGATCCTAAAGCAATTTACCAGAATCTTCGTAACGTATTGCCGATACGATTGGCAAAACCGCACGAATTGGGGGGTGAATCTTTGGCATCTAAAGCAGCAGCATCACACAAAGCAGCGGCGCCATTCCCGTCGTCTGCAGAGGCGGCAAGCCTTACAAGACAAATTGTTATTATACGCAAACTGCCGAATAAAATACATCTCGTCGAAGATGCATCTCTTATTCTTAGTATGGGTCAGAAACCTGAAGCGAGTGTTGCCGATGCCGACCCATCATCAACTGTATTGACAAGCAGCGCATCAGCTCTTGTTAAAAAGGCACGCGGACGCATTACGACTGCACCCACATTTGGCTCAATGAGTAGCGACATAGAAAGTATGGTGATAACCGACGCCGCCGTTCGCGACCGATTGCCTAGAGCGCGTCCGCCTGGCGTTATTGTTTCAAATTACTATATGAATAATCGCGAGAAATTTATCAACTTTATTAATCAGCTGTTTATGCGATACCACGAAGAAATATCGAGCCAAAAGGAACAGTTGTCGTGCGATCCTTCATCCAAGTCCGATTTTTCTCTTTTAACACACCAAAAAATAGTTCGCGATTATTTGAATATATATACCCCATATCGCGGTCTATTATTATACCACGGTCTTGGAAGTGGTAAAACGTGCTCCTCTATTTCAATCGCCGAGGGTTTGAAAACACATAAAAATATTATTGTTATGACGCCCGCTTCGCTCCGTAGAAACTATATAGAAGAACTGAAAAAATGCGGCGATGATATATACAAGAAAAATCAATTCTGGGAATTTATTCCGATACAAAGCGCGGCTGATCCGATGATACAAACATTGTCCGCGATTTTAACACTGGCGCGCGAATTTATTACTCGCCAAAAAGGAGCGTGGCTTGTCAATGTTAAAAAGCCGGCGAACTATGAATCTTTAAATCGTGATGAACGCACTAGCCTTGATGAGCAACTCAACGCAATGATCGAGGTAAAATATACATTTCTCAATTATAACGGAATGCGAATGAGTAATCTAAAAACATTATCCGCCGATTTTAGCAAAAACCCATTCTCTGATCACGTAGTAATCATCGACGAAGCCCATAACTTTATTAGTCGCATTGTAAATAAATTGAAGCGCAAAGACACTCTTCCAATGCGTCTTTATAATATGTTGATGCAGGCCGAAAATATAAAGATTATTCTGCTGAGTGGAACGCCGGTTATTAACTACCCCAATGAAGTAGCCGTGATTTTCAATATTCTGCGCGGCTATATTAAAACGTGGAAAATCCCGCTTCAGATTGGGTCTCAGGCAAAAATAGACAAGAAAGTTCTTGAACAGTTACTTGCCGGTGTAAACATATTGGACTATATTGATTATAACGATAGCTCTCGTGTGCTTACGATAACGCGCAACCCTTTTGGATTTGTAAATGTGAACGAGCGTGGTGAATATGTGGGTGTTGTCAAAATAGCACCGGAGGGTGATTCGCCTTATATTAGCGACACAGATTTTGAACGCCTTATTCTTGCTGCACTTCGTGGGCGTGATATAAGTGTTACCCCAGGAAGTATAACAATAGAGAATCATAAAGCATTGCCTGATAGTCTCGACGCATTTAGGTCGTATTTTATAGATGCCGAAACAGGGAATGTGAAAAATATCAATATGTTTCAGCGGCGCATTCTCGGTCTTGCCTCATATTTTAGGAGTGCACAAGAACAGCTTATGCCGGCATATGAGAAATCTGTAAACTTCCGTGTTGTCAGAATTCCGATGAGCGACCACCAGTTTGCCGCATATGAGAAGGCACGCGAAGCAGAAAGAAAACTGGAAAAGAAATCTAAGTCTAAGCGGCCAGCAAAAGGAAAGGGGGGATCAGGCGCAGCCGGTGGTGGTGGCGAAGATATATATGAAGATGCCGTGTCCACATATCGAATCTTTTCTCGATTGTTTTGTAACTTTGTTTTCCCGACTGAAATACATCGCCCGCTGCCAAAAGAAGGCGAAGATGTAGAAGGAGCAATAAACGACGGCACAAATGAAGAAGATGTAGACGCGATTAGAGCCGAAGAAAGAACTGGAAATTTGAACGGAGAACATACGAGTGACGATATTGAGGAAATGACCGAAAGTATTGCGAAAAAGGTCGACGCCACATATTCGAAACGTATTGATATCGCATTGGCTAAACTTGAAAGTGGAAAACAGCGATACCTGACGAAACCACAGGATAGCGGCGAGTTACAGAATTTTAGCCCCAAGTTTTTGGCGATGTTGGAGAATATACAAGACCCACATCATTCCGGGTTACATCTTGTATATAGCCAGTTTCGTTCGCTGGAGGGTATTCGTATTTTTTCTATGGTCCTTGAGGCAAATGGGTTTGCTCGGTTTCGGATAAAGAAAGACGCGTCTAATAGTTGGGTATGGGATATTCGAGATGAAGACAAGGGCAAACATATGTATGCTCTATATACCGGAACAGAGACAGATGAAGAGCGCGAGATTATACGAAACATATTTAACAGCACGTGGGAATATGTGCCCGCCAATATAAAGCAACAACTCCAGCAAAAATCGGGGAATAACTTTATGGGCGAGATTATTAAGGTGCTTATGATTACTGCATCGGGTGCTGAGGGTATTAACTTGCGAAACGTCCGTTGGGTTCATATTACCGAGCCATATTGGCAGCCAGTCAGAATCGAGCAAGTTATTGGGAGGGCTAGACGCATTTGTAGTCACAATGACCTAAAAGACGAGAAACTCCGCACAGTAAATGTGATGTTATATATAATGACGTTTACGCCGCAACAGATGGCGGACGATTCGTCTTTACAGCTTAGGATAAATGATGTGAGCAAGAAAAATGCGCAACAGCCTTTGTCGACTGACGAGGCGCTGTTTGAGATATCGAGTATTAAGGAGGAGATCAATCATCAGTTATTGTTGGCGATAAAACAGGCGTCGATTGACTGCGTAATACATCGTGATTCTGCTTCGAAGGAGAAATTGAAATGCTTTACATTTGGAAGCGTCACTTCGAATAAGTTTGCATTTTCTCCTGCAATCGAGAATGAAGAATCGGATGCAGCATCGGCTCGAAATACGAAACAGACGACACTGAAATTGGTTTCAATGGAGATGAAGATTGCTGGGGAGAATAAACAATTTGCGTATGATAAGGTTACAAATATTGTTTACGACTGGGGAAGCTACCTGGTGGCAAAAGAGGTAGGTGGTGAACCACTTGTTGTTGGAAAAATAGGGAAGAATGCTGAGGGTAAGATGAAATTTATGCCGATAACAGAAGCGATGGCGGCACCAGCACCATCGGCCACACCAGCACTATCATCATCCGGCGCAGTAGCGATGCCAGCTCCTAAAAAGAAGGAAAGTGGTAGCGGTAGCGGTAGCGCTAGTGGCACAGGAGGAGTGGCAAAATCTAAACCGTAAACCGGTATTATTTTATATTTTGTATTTTATATTTTATATTTTGTAAAAGTATGATATAATGTATGATGTAAATACATTATATGATATGATGTTTATTTATTCATTTATTTATAGGTGAATATACAATCAGTGAAGTAATCCTACCGCTAAAGCTGTAAACCCCATACCATCTGGGTTTTGTCCATTAGCAATTAACCAGTCTGCGTATTCCTTTTTTTCAGCATCTGATTTAGCATTCCTGGTATCATCTCTCGCTTTATCAGCATCAAAAGTTACTCCGGCAGGATCTGATGTATTGTTTGATAATGCTTGAAAAATAGGTTGTAATTTGTTATCATAACGATTGTCTACGAATATTCTATAATTATCAGTCGTCGAAATACTGTTTTTAAATTCATAACATTCTGTTATCTTATAAGCATCCGTAATATTATTGCCCGTAAAAGGCTGAGCTCCTTTTGGCACACCACCCTTAGTTACAAATAATATTTTACTCTCCATATTATGATTAGGTGTATCAGAACCTGTGTAATTGTCTGTCTCTTGACCTTGATAAGTGAATCGTTGTCCGCGTACAGGACAACCAGATTCATCACATCTTACTATCGCATAGTAATTTATTGTTCCATTTACACTACACGAATACACCGCAATTTTTTCACGTCTATTATCCTCACTAAAACGTGTAAGTTTTGTTATAAAAGCATATCCGTAACCTTTTAATTCTAAAACTAAACCAGTACCTAACGACTTCCCATACTTTTTTTGAATATATTTTGTCAACATATTGGTATTAATAAAAAAATTATAATCATCCCCAATCACCCCCCCCACCATCCGTCTTCTTTTTCCTACTGTATGTCTCTTTGCCTTTTTAAATCCTTTCGATTTTCTTGTTTTACAACGCCTAATACTTCTTCGCCCTTTACCTCTACCTTTTGGACTTTTTTTGTATTTTTTAATATTTCGCTTCCTTGTAATAGAATAACGCGTCATTAACCCTATATAATATTTAAATATTTAAATATAATATTTCATATACAAATATTTACTATATCACGGATTATATTTACTTTCCAAAAGGTTCAATATCCTATCCTGTATTCGTTTGATATCTTGTATTTCATTTTGTATAATATTGATTTTTTCATTTAATTTATGAGATTCTCCCGCGCTTGCCATTTCATCTGTTTTACGTCTCTCGAAAATTCTCATCTCCAAGTTCTGATCATCGCCTTCATCGCCTTCATCATCATCCTCCATCGCCCCAGCCGCCATAATATCATCTAATGGGGTTGTATTATATGAATGCCTGGTATGTGACGATTGTGGAGGTGCATCGCCCGAAGACTTCTTGAGCTTGGATAAAAATGATAAACCATTCCCGTTCATATTTTCATCAATATCAGTAGCCTCATTCACTTCCGCACCCATATTTACATCACTAGAATATACAATTTGTTCATTTTCGGTTTCATTAAAAGACACATTCTTTTTCGCAGATTCTTGGGGGCGCTTAGGGGTCGCAATGCGGACGCTGGATGAAATAGATTCTGGCAACTTTGCTTTATCGCCAGGAGTAGGAACCAATTTATCCAATTCGCGTTCACGAGACGACAATGCTTCCGCTAGTAAGCGCTCCATCTCATTGCTTGATAATTTATCATCAGATACGCTTTTATCTGTAAAGTCGATATGATCTGGTTTTTTATTATTCAACATATTGTCCATCTCAGATTGCTTCTCTTTGAGACGTATTTCGAGTTCAGACATTCTATTTTTCTGTAAATCATCAGCGCGATATATTTCTTCTATTTTGGGTTTTTTAGTTGGCATTCCATTCGCACCACCTCCGCCTCCTCCTCCTCCAATACGCGGAGGAACAGGTAAGTTTACTGTCGGGGCTTGTGACGGCACAGGTCGTTTAACTTTCAATACACTAATCTGTTCTACCATTTTTCTAATAACCGCCTTGTTACTATTGGTAATCATTTCGGCCGCTTTTTGGTCATACTCGTCATCACCTTCGTCATTCTTGTCGAAAAATAAATCAAAATCAGGCTTCATAGAAAGGATAGTATTTTCGAATTGTTTTTTAACATTTTCTACTTGAGTATTTGGCAAATCTCTGAAAACACCACCTTCGTGTAATAGACCCCATATAATACTCTTATTGTCATTCTTTGTAAATTCATAAAAAGACATCTTGCGCAATATAACTGATAATATTAATGATGATGTTTTATTTAATATGATTTTCTAGTTTTTATTTATAATACGTTCGTCATATTCGATATATTATTAAGGTAATTATTAAGGTAATTATTAAGGTAATTATTAAGGTAATTATTAAGGTAATTAAAATATATTAAAAATAGTTTCATTATTTATATTATACGATTTTAACAATACGCATTATGAGTAAAAAGAATAAAAAGAAGATCCCCAACACCCCCAACATACCAAATAGTTTCTATATTACCGACACACGTTTATTGTTTTTTGACATTTTTTATAAGAATAATAAGATCTATCTCATTATGCCTATCTACAATAAACCGGCAAACCCTTTACAGATAACAATCATACTAAATAATAGTGAGCTATCCTTATCAGAATCATTTGTAAAAGACTCAAATGAGCCGGCATTAATCTATGTATATAATGTTCCCAGTATGGAGAGCAAAATAGCATCGGAAATAGAAGTAGAAGTTAGTTGTTGTGATATTACGAAATCATATACACTGTCGCATATTATATCGGCACCATCACCATCATCATCACCAATGCCCTCAACATCACGCCAACATTTTCTAACATTGGCAACATTATTTCAAAATGACTACACTATTTTCCCCCTTTTTTATAATTACTATAAATCTCAAGGTGTATCCCATTTTTATATGTATTACAACGGAGTCATTACCAAACAAATAAAAGATTTTTTCGCAAAATACAGCAGTGACAGTGTAACGCTTATAGAATGGAATTTTCATTATTGGAATCCTCGCACATTTAAATACCCACATCACGCTCAACCGGCACAAATTCATCACGCCATATATAGATACGGTAAGAGTATGTCAGAATATATGATATCCTGTGATCTGGATGAATATTTACATATTCCTGTCCAAGCGGACAATGACAATCACCGTCTCGGCCTAACATTAAAAAAATATATAGATAGTCATAGCGATATCGATATATTCGGATTTTGTAATATATGGGCAACTACACTAGACAACAAGTATCCGACCGAACCTGTTTTACCAGATAAAATATTAACTGTAGAGTCATCTAACCCTTATAAAGATAGGAGCAAAAATATATATAAGTTAGACTCGATTCAAACCGTCGGAATACATCAAGTCGGAGAATCAGATCCTGCCAGTTTTAATGAAAACCTACAAAGTATAACGAACTTACAAATGTATCATTTTTATAATTGGTCAAGGGGCACAAGAACTATAGAAAATTGTAATATTGTTGTATCACCGCCCACGCCCACGTAGTGAGTTACAAATCCTTGTTAAAGTATTTGTTTCGGAACTTTTCCATCTCTTCATCGGGGAATATATCAACAATGAAATCCTCCGGTTTCATATTATCGCGAAGTAGATTTATGATCATAAAAAGGGCATACATACCACATTCAGTCGGCTTTTTCTGATGATGTTTATTGTTTTGTATATATCGTAAATCCATTCCAGCCGCCTTGGCTTGTTGTGTTATAGTCTTGATTAACCGTTTCACTTCTTTGGGTGGAGGATTGCCTGTGCTATCAAAAAAGAATATAAACTTTCGCGACAAGTCTACAAACATAGATATCCAATGTGAGCCGGATAAATAATGCGGATCTGTATTAAAAACAAAGCCGACTTTCTTTTTCCCATTGCGTATCGAAATATTCAAATCAAAATGGCACAACTCTTCCCATACACATTCGCCATACATTTTCGGAGAGTCGAAATCAATAGGTGCAGCGCCTATAAAATCGAAAAAAGGAAACTCTTTCTCGTATTGTTTCATAACGTTTTCAATATCAATACTATTGAGCCATTCATTCGGATTCTTTTTCCAATCATCGGGGCTTTTGGGCGCAAAAGTATAGTTAAGCATTTCCTTGTCTACGCCATCAGAGGCGAAGTTTTGTTTCAACCAGCACGACTCCTTATTACATACACTCTTTAAATGTCCCTTCAATGCTTCCCAAATTTCTTTTGGTTCATTTGAAGATATAATAACATCAGGATGGCGAGCATTCCATAAAGATTTCAGTTTCATTAATGATTCATTGCTATAACAGGTGAAATCATTTTCCTGGATTTTAGGACTACATTTTAGTTTTATAAAACCGTCAGGATCACGCTGAACGCCTTCATCTTCGTCAATAACCTTGCGAACGCGAGGAGGTGGTTTTCTCATAACAGCAGCACGCCTACGTAAATTCTTTTTTGTTTTGCGGTTTATTTTTCTGGACCGGTTTACTTTGGTTTTGTTTACTTTGGTTTTGTTTTTTCTATATTTTTTATTTTTATTCGCTTTATTTTTACTCGCTCTATTAAAACTTGCATTCTTGGCAAATTCTAAAATAGATTGTATTTTTTTAGACTTCATCGGTAAATAATTTTATATATAAGTAGCGTATTGAATACGTATATATATATACAAAGTTAAAAATAAAAATAAGAAACTAAAAAATAAGAAATAAGAAACTAAAAAATAAGAAACTAAAAATAAATTAAGAAACAAATAATCTAATAATCTAACTATTCAAAGCAGTATCAATAGATAATTCTATTTCACTCTTATCCTTTTTGCTAATTATAACATTTATACCATCAGGTGCCAAATGATTTAAAGAGGATTTCTGTTTAGAAAACTTTTTTACATCCTTCTTTTTATATTTGGGATCTTTTAAATTAAAATCTTTTGTTTGAGGAACTACCATTTCGTCAGGCGGAGGTGCCGTCTTTATTACAAAATTATCAAGCGTCAATACTTTCTTTTCCATTTGTCTCATAAATAATTTATTCGCTTCGCTTATATCCAGATCAATATCTGTCATATCAGCATCGGCATCCGCACCAGCACCAGCATCGGCACCATCAGCTATATTCATATTTGTATATTCGCCTTGGATAGTATCCATTGTATCTTTAAATTTAAAATAAGAAATACACGCCCTAGCATATGTATTAAACGCATTTAAAATCACTTCATCATGTCCAGAGTTATTATTAAATAAAATATCTTTTGCCATAGATATAATACGCTTTCTATAAAATCGTTTCTCCTTCTTTAATACTGAATCGTGATCCAAATTATTCTTTTTCAAATATTTGTTATATGAGTCTGTATTTGCCATAATCTCCAATGTAAGATAGTCGATGGAATTAAATGGAACATCGCAATTATTATATTTTATTACATTTGCTATAGCAGCAGTATCGATATTACTGGTATTAGTTATATCCTTTGTTTCCATTAATATGACAAATTAAAAAATATTATTATTCTAAACCCGAATGAATAATAATATTAATGACTAAATGTTGGACATAGGACATAGGACATAGGACACATTATTCGTTATAAAACTGTTTCTCGCATTCAGGAACAACATTCTTAATATCATTACGCGTAGTATTATTGAAGAAGTGTTTTCCTAAATTATTTGTATTGGGGTTATAATGGTCAAACACCTCGCGTTTAAATAATCCAGGATAAGGCTGTTTAATCGGCTTAGGCGGAATATAATTTTTATAAAGATCACTAGACGAAGACGGAACATATTCGGACTGTTCGCAATCTTGTAAGGCGAAAAACTGGTTACGAAGAGTAGACTCTATATTCACATTATTAGAAAACCCAGACCAAGGCGCCATATTATTCCCAGGATTAAATGTAGTATGAGGACTATATACTGGGTAGTTATTCAAAGCAACAGTTGGTGGTTTACTTTGGTCTAAAATAGGCATATATCCGTATTTCGTAGAAACAGGAACCTGGTAATAAAAAGGTTGAAGAGGCGCGGAAGGAATATTTCTCGATGAGATTCTATTGTTTAAAGCATCTGTTCTTTCATTTTGGCATATAAACAATTTATCTACAACGCCATACATTTTATTATTGGTATAAGCAGATGAAGCATATGACATTATATAGTTATTATATAGCTATTATATTATATTATAATATAATTTAATACTATTTATTATTATTTTTATTATTAACGTTATTTTAATTCTCAACGTTATTTGTTATTATTAACGTTATTTTAATTTAAAAACGGGTTAAAGACAACAAAATAATATTATGTAACCGATAACATATTCACACATTCATACATTTAAATATAACCATCAATGTGCGGTATTTTCTACGTTCAGCGTTTTTTACAAAATATGGATTCTACTACCAAACAACATAATAAGCTGCCGTTATCCGACTTAGCATTATTTCAAAATGATTTCAGCAGTATGGTTCACCGCGGTCCAGACAACAGTTCTTTTCTAAATGACCCTCAACCGGCGAAAAATTACGCGTCTATATGGGGATTCCATCGTCTTGCGATTAATGGACAAACGCCTGAAAGTAACCAACCCTTTTTCATCAAAAATTGTCGCCTTATTTGTAACGGCGAAATCTACAACTTCCGCGCCCTTATTGCCGAGTATAGTCTTGAAAACGAATACAAAAGCAAGTCAGATTGCGAGATTATTATTCATCTCTATAAAAAAATCGGTATCCGCGATATGTTGCGGCGTCTTGATGGTGTATTTGCCCTCGTTTTACACGATTATGAAACGGCGACAACATATATTGCGCGCGATCCTGTAGGCGTTCGCTCATTATTTATTTCCGGATATGATTATACATATAGCAACAGTATGATTATTTCAAGTGAATTAAAGGCTATTAGTGAGTGTTATCGCCCCTATGCGAAGCAATTTCCACCCGGATGTTATGCCATGTATTCTAAAAGCATGACATTTGACAATGCGAATACTCCGTTTTTAAATTTTTATAGTTACTACGAAAATGTATCAATCTCACAGGATAACGCAACATTACAAATCGAAAGAGTATATGACTACCCCACCATTGAAGACACCGAAGAAAATATTTGTGCCAATATCGCCACTCTGTTCGAAGAAGCCGTCGTAAAACGCCTTATGAGTGATCGCAAAGTAGGTGCGCTTCTTTCGGGAGGGCTGGATAGTTCATCCGTCGTCGCAATTATGTGTCGCCATATGCCCGCAAAAGATTTGAATACATATAGCATCGGTCTTAAAGGGTCAACGGATTTAGTATGGGCGCGCAAAGTGGCGGATTACTTGGGCACGAATCATCACGAAGTTTGTCTCACCGATGAGGAGTTTTTGGGCGCTATTGAGGCGACGATTAAACAAATCGAGAGCTATGATACAACGTCCGTTCGCGCATCGATTCCGAATTATTTGGTAAGCAAATACATATACAAAAATACGGACGACTGCGTTATTTATTGTGGGGATATGTCGGATGAGATTTTTGGATCATATCGCGGATTTATGAAGGCGCAAAATGATACGGATTTCAAATGTGAAAATGAGCGTATGGTTCGTGACGTATGTTATTTCGATTTGCTGCGTTCCGATAAGAGCATTAGTGGTGCTGGATTGGAAGCGCGCGTGCCGTTTGCCGATAAGAAGTTTTTACAATATGTGATGAGTATTCCGCCGCGATATAAGATGTTCGATGACAAGCGAATCGAGAAATATATTTTTCGGAAAGCGTTTAGTGGACTTTTGCCCGACGATATTCTCTGGCGCAGAAAGGAGGCGTTTAGTGATGGTGTAAGTGGACACGAAAGAAGTTGGTTCCAGATTATTCGCGAGTATATTGATACAAAAGTGACCGATGAAGAATATGAAAAGTATAAAGAATTTATTGAATTTACGGATGTATATAATACGCCATACGATAAGGAGAGTTTCTATTATAGAACTATTTTCGAGAAGTTGTATTCTGGGTGCGAAAAAACAATCCCTTATTTTTGGCGACACCCGTTTTGCGAAGAGAAGGATCCATCAGCACGACTGTTACAATGCTATAAAGCGGAGGAGTAATGTTTAACGATAACAACTATTCCCATCAACGCAATAAAGTAGTTAACAAGTTTATGGTGCTTTATAGAAGGAGAGAATAATTTAGCACTACAAGAAATAGCAGAACATAAATAGCCTATAGTAATCATAATAATAATAGATAACGGGATAGATAGGTTAGTAGTTATTAGTAATACGAACAGATATATAATACCGATTGTTCGGATTACTATTGCGAATTCCTTTAATTTCATCATATAATATATCATAATATTTATTATATGATTGCCATATAAATAATTTATACGCGTATAAATATTTAAGCATACTGTTTCAAAATAAGAAAAATACCCGCTAAAGATATCGCGTAATTGTATAAATTATGGTTCACGACTTGAGAAGTATTTTTGGATTTACAGAATAATGCCAACCCGAGAGAGCCGACAGTAAGGATCAAGATGACGGACATGGGTATATTTACACTGTATGTAAATTGGAGGTAAAAGAGGTATAAAATACCGATAGTGCGCAAGGCCATAAAAAACTCTTTGTAATTCGTCATTTTTATTTTATAATATATATTGGTAAAATAATATTTTATTATTTAGTTAATATATTTAGTTAATATATATATATATATATATTAATTAAATAAAATGGATTCACCAGATAGAGCGATATCGCCATTTCAAGCGCAAGATTTATTAAATAATGCAGGTGTGAATATAGGATATATTGATTTAAACATACTTGAACAAATTATGGGTAAAATGAAAAGCGATATAGAAGGAATGGGATCACAAGGGTTTACTAGAAGAGCTATGTCTAACAAAATTAGCCCTGAATACATCTGGGCGCACACCACTGCCCCGGGAATAATATGGTTATGGGCACAACAAGATCAGGATACTCGAGCTAGCTGGTTAATAACGCAAAAAGATAGCTGGGAATACTTTAATTTTAAAGAACCATCACCAGATGCGCCTTTATATGGGTTTACTCCATCTGTTTCTACTTCTCCTTCCGCTTCTCGTGCTTCAGATTCCGCTGCCGGAATTGGAGCTGTTTCTATTCCTCGTGCTGCTGCTGCTGCTCCTTTTTCTTTCGCAAATAGTTTCGGGCCATCTTCTGGTTCTATTCCTCCTAACTCTTATCCTTTCGGGTCGTCTTCTGGTTCTATTCCTCCTACTGCTGCTAATCCTTTTTCTTTAGCACCTAATTCTGGACCTGTTTCTGTTCCTACCACACCAACCAGTCAACCCAGTCCAACCAGTCAACCCAGGGGCGGCTATCGTAAAAGAAAAACGCGCAAAACACGTCGTAAATCAAGTAGAAGAGGCAGAAGCCGAAGCCGAAGTCGCAGTCGTCATATTCAAAGGAAAAAAACACATCACAGGCGTCATCGCCGTTAATAAATATAATTATTATTTAACAAAATATTTAGGCAGTTTATATTTTATTTTATATTATAATATAGTTATAATATATAAATCAGAAATAAAATGACTTGTGGAGGAATTACATCTACTGCTTTACCAGGATTAGCACAGAATCAACTTCAATCTGGAGGATCAAGGCGTAGAAAACACGGAACTAAACGCCGTCGTTCAAGCGCTTCGCGTAAAACCCGTAGACATGGCCGTAGACGCGCTTGTCGTTGCCCCGGCGGTTGCACACGTTCAACCTGCCCTTGTTACAAGGGCTCAAAACGCTGCTGCACTAAACGATGCCGCAGTCGCGGATGCCGTTGTTAATAGCATATGTTTACTATATTACTATATTACGCATTTTATAATTACCATCCGATTTGGTTATTATAAAAAATTGATAAACATAATAAACACTAAATGATATATACAATTAAACCAACAAGTAAGGATCAGTTCCAATCTTAATATTTAACATCTGTTCTTCCAATGTCAACACCGATTTCCGCTGCCAATCACGATGTTTCATTTCGTCTATTGGACTTTAATATATTCGATGAAAAACGCGACGACAATGAGGACGCTGACGGCGAAGGCGCTGATGGTGGCGATAGCGATGAAGGTCGTGGTGGCGCAAAAAAATACAAAAAGGATGAAAAGTTCACAACGATTCAAATGTTCGGCCTAAACGAGAAAGGCGAAACCTGTGCCATATTTGTCCGCGATTATCAGCCATTCTTCTATATCAAGGTCGGAGACGAATGGTCGATCCCCCAAAAATCGGCATTTATTTCGCATCTGAAAGAGAAAGTCGGTAAGTTTTATCACGATTCTATTCTAGACGTCGAATCAAAGCTCATAAGGCGTAAAAAGTTGTATGGATTTGACGGTGGCAAAGAGCACAAGTTCATTCTTATTAAATTCAAAAATGTGGCGACGATGAATAAGGTAAAAAATATGTGGTTCCAAATCAAGGCAGGGAAGCAGGTATTGCGTCGCGATGGTTATACCTATTTCAATACAAGGACTGAAATATATGAATCAAATATTCCGCCGATTCTGCGTTTCTTCCACGTTCACGATATTAGTCCATCCGGGTGGATAGGGTTTCAGACGAAACGCGCAAAACAAATTCACGGCGGTAGCGGCATCCAAACAACTACGTGTAAGTATGAATATGAGTTGGCGTCGCGCGACATTATACCTCTCAACACCAAGGAGACTATTGTGCCATATAAAATATGTAGTTTTGATATTGAGGCAAGTAGTAGTCACGGCGATTTCCCGATTCCAATTAAAACGTATAAAAAACTCGCTACGAATATTGTGGATGTTTGCGATGCTATCTGTCGCAATACTGGAGCTGCTGCCGGTTCCGAGGCTATGGAACATATTACTCCCGCGCTTATGCGTCAACTCGTGTTTACCGCTTTTGGGTTTGGTGGCGCAAAACAGCATCCAGATATCGATCGCATCTATACGAAGATTAAAGTATCAGAGCAGCGTCTTGCTACATTATTTGATGTATGGATATCATATCACATTCCAGATATTAAAGTAAACGATGCTTTGAAGGATATTAATACGATCGAGAAAATGTTTGAAAAAATATCGGAAAGCAATAATGCAAATGCGGGGGACGATGACGGTGATGATGATGGCGATGATGCCGGTGACGTTGTGGAAGAAGAATATGTAGATATTGAAGAAATTGATGCGGATGATGATGAAGCTTGTGACAACGGCGATGACGACACCCGCGGCAATAATAAAGAAGATAAAAAGGC